CTCAGATCTATAAATCTGTCCTCTTGTATCATAAGGGTCAAGTATTTATTATTTCGGAATTTCGAAGTGAGGTCCGTCAATAAAAGGACGCCGCCCTTGTGATTTTCTTAATGAAACGTAGGCTTCGTGTGCAGCCTTAGCGTCGTTGTCATTCAAGTAGTGAGTCCAAGCACCGCCCCAACGAATTGTAACATTTAGTTCTCGAGCAGCTTCTGCAAAGGCTTGAGCAATAGTAATGTACTTATCTAAGTCCCAAGTAATACGAGAACCTTCGTAAGCAACAACATCTACTGCCATACCGTCTTGGTGACGAGAGTGTTTAATCTGTGACTTACCTTGAACCCGTAGCTGGTTTTGTTCATGCTGAGTCCGAAGACCGCATGTAACACCAAAGTCTACAGGAGAAAGCTGAAGTGCCCGACGAGTAACTTTTTCGAGTTCAAGATTAATACCTTCAATCTTAGACTCAGAACGTTTTCCAAAGCGCCAGTTGTAGGTTTTCTTTTCAACTGGTTTTTCAAACATACTAGTCATTTTCATTCTAGTAAATTCCATTACTTTTTACCCCCATTGCTACTCCATTTATCAACCATCTTTTCACCTGAACGACCAACAACGTAACCACCAACACCAATAGTTAGCAACTGCCACAGTTCTTGCGGGAGGTCTAGAGTAATGACTTCAGGGTAAAAGATACCGATAATTGGAAAGAGCAAATAGTTGCAAGCAATAATAAGAACAACGACCATCATAAGCAACGGTCGCCAAGCAGAAACAATCCAGTTTTCAGACTTGGCTTCAGCCATAACAATCTGACCTCGGATTTTTTCCAAAGAGTCAGTGTGTTCCAATAGTGCCATTTTTACTTCTGCATCAAGTTCAGCGGGGTTTTTATCAGGCACCAACTTAGAAATAAGCTGAGTCAAAATTGGTGCAAGAACCGGCAATAGGTTCAACATAAATATTTCCTTTCGATTATTCTGGTTTTTGTGGCCAAATAACAGGTTGTGTAATATCTTCTATTGTAGAAGGTAGGTTTCTTAACAACTCCCTATACTCTGCCCAAAGTTCTGTATTATAAGGGCTGTCGGGGAATTGAGTAAAGTCGCAAGCAGAAAGTCGTCTGTTGCGCTCTATTCGTAGCTTGTTCCAAAGCTCTTCCTCATCAACAGGAGGTGTGTAGGGGTGAATTTCTCCACCCACTACTTTTGTTAACCCTACCATCTTAGGAGAAAAAGACTCAGGGGCTTCAATGTAACCGTAACCTTCTCTTTTTCTGCCTTCAATATTATTCGTTGTAATTAGCTCACATGTTATACCTGTGTCAACTTCATATCCGATATAATTCATTTACTTAAACCTTATAAATAGGATTAGATCATTTTTTACAGTAGTACCTGATCCAGTTTTATTCGAGTAAAAGGTTCTACTCACCCCGTTGTTAACCGTAGTGTTCGCAACAAGCGTACCTTTTATCCCTGCACTACTGGAGTCAGGAGACAAGTCGGGCCGAGTAACATCTACTGAATCAAGACTAGTAGTATTCTTTAAAAGTTCAATACCAACCGTCGCAGAACCCGAACCTGTAGTAGAAATATTGTATGAACAGAAAACAAGAATTTCAGCTTGCACCCCACTGTTGTTAGTAAAAGCAATAGATTTGTCAGCAGTACCTCCAACAGAGCTTTCAACAACAGAAACCGCAAACCCTGCAATCTGAGCAGTATCTACCGCTAAGTTACCGATTTTAGCATTAGTGATTGCAGCGTCAGCAATATTAGCTGTATCAACTTCAATCGTACCAAGGTCAGCAGAAATTGCAGAAAGATCAGTTACGCTAATTTTGTCTGCTGTAACTGCATTCGCTTGAATTTTGTCTGATCTAACGGCATCTGTATCAATCTTACCTGCAGTAATTGCGCCTGCTAAAATTTTGTTTGACACAATAGCATTTGAAGCAATAGAGTTTGTAGTAACCGCTCCAGCGTCGATCTTATCTGTTGTAATAGCATTTGCGGCAATTTTGTCAGCTTCAACTGCTCCGGCAGCCAGCTTACCTGCTGTAATTGCACCGGTGTCAATCTCAGTAGCAGTGACCGCCCCTGCTGCAATCTTGGCTGTTGTAATAGCCCCCGCAGTAATCTCAGCAGCAGTAACCGCTCCAGCGTCGATCTTATCTGTTGTAATAGCGTCTGCTGCAATTTTATTTGTTGTAATAGCGCCCGCTGCTAGCTTACCTGTTGTAATAGCCCCCGCTGCTAACTTTGCAGTTGTAATAGCACCCGATGCAATAGAACCCGCCTCAATAGCATTTGCAGCCACCTTATCTGCTGTAACAGCATCAGCATCAAGTTTGGCAGTTGTAACCGCTCCTGCTGCAATAGAACCTGCTTCAATAGCGTTAGCTGCTACTTTATCGGCTGTAACTGCGTCTGTATCGATTTTAGCTGCTGTAACTGCACCTGCTGCGATAGAACCTGCCTCAATTGCATTAGCTGCTACTTTATCCGCCGTAACAGCATCAGCATCAAGTTTGGCAGTTGTAACTGCGCCTGCTGCAATTTTTCCTGCTGTAATTGCATTTGCATTTACTTTATTAGCAGTAACAGCATTTGTTGCTATAGTACTTGCAGTAACCGCTCCTGCGGATATTTTAGCAGTTGTAATTGCGGAATCACTAATTTTAGTTTCTGTGATTGCATCTAGCCCTATAAGGTCTTCAGTTATTGCTTCATTTGCAATCTTAGCAGTTGTAACTGCACCTGCCCCTATTTTCCCAGAGTCTACCGCTCCCGTTGCAATTTTAGCGTTAGTAACCGCATTTGCCGCAATCTGACCTGCGTCTACTGCTCCAGTGGCGATCTTAGCATTAGTAACCGCATCCGCCGCAATCTGATCAGCATCCACTGCATCAACTGCAATTTTAGCATTGGTGACCGCCGATGCTCCGATCTCAGTAGCAGTAACCGCGCCCGCTGCAATCTTAGCAGACGTAACAGCGTCAACCCCAAGCTCTGTGCTTGTAATTGCTTCTACAGCAATCTTAGCAGTTGTAACTGCATTATTACCGATCTTAGCTGCTGTAACCGCTGATGCTGCAATAGCATCTGAGTCAATACTACCATCTTCAATTCCAGTATAAAGCTCGTTTGTCCAAGCGGTTCCTGTCCAACGATACAACATATTGTCAGCAAGATTGAATACAATCTGATTGTCAAAGTCCCCGCTTGCGGGGAGCGAGTTAACAGAGTCCAATCCAGCTGTGTCTAATATGTCTTGAACGTTTTCATCGAAAGACCCTGAAGCAATCAAGGTAGTAGTACCATTAACAGGTCCAACCCAACTTGAGGTGTTTCCAGAAAAGTCAACAGCCCTTGCCCAGAAATACAAAGTTTGCTCATTAGCAAGGTTAGGTCTAATAAACTGACCTCGCTCACCGAACCCTGCTTGTGTAGAGTTAGCAAATACGTTTGTAGAACCTTCGTTGACTTCAATATAGGCTAAGTCTTTGTCTGCTGGGGCAGTGTAGGTTAGTTTTAGAAGCTGGTAGGCTTCTTCTACTGCCAACCCGGTGGGGGCATTTGGAGCAGTATCTTTACCAACGTTAGAATCAGTTGTTGAAACAAAGTCACTAAGAATACCTGTAGCAGTACGAGAGCGAACTCGTATATCATAGGTGACGTTTGGAACAATGTTTACAATCTCAAAGTTTTCATTTTGAGTGACTGCGGAGAAGTAAGTTGAATCTGTTGACTGCTTCCACTGAACTTCATAGTCACGTACCTTAGAGTCGTCTGCGTTATCCCAATCAACTTGGAAAGAGTTAAATACACTCCCATCACCGCTGACAAAAGTACCAGAGGTTACTGACAAGTTTTCTGGAGGATCTAAGTCAAACTCAAAAGCAGGAGGGCTTACATAAGCAATGTCATCGTTAACCGACCAAGCTAGGGTATTAACATCGAAATAAATACCAGTAACTTCCACAGTAAAGTTTGACATAACTTTAATGCTAGTTACACGGAATATCTCGTTTGTCAAGTTTTGTTGAGGTAAAGTAACCTTAAAGAAGTCACCCGGCTCTAAAGACAAACCCTTTTTATTTACCGTAAGAGAAATATTAAAGGTAGAGCGAGATTCTCGAACAAGCTGCTCTGCACGAGCTTGGGCATGATAAGGGTCAGTGATACCATCTAAAGATACGTTAGCGACAAAAGGTCTATTGTTGTCTTCTGTTAGATAAGCGGAATGCGCTGCGCTGTCTGTCACAGGCCAAGTTACCGAGTCTTCGGCAAAGTCTTCATGCTCATTAGCAAACCGTATTGTTGCCTGATTCAAGCGTTCTTCAGCAGAAGGCCAAGACAAAGTCACTTCTTCTCGGATAATGCTATCTTCATCAAACTCGTGGTCAGAATGAACAAGAGCGTTTAGCGCGGCTTGGTCAGCAGGATACTCCAAGAGAAGCTTATAATGACCTTCACTGGTCCAAGTTAACTCTGCTAAACCCATTGTGTTGAGTATTAGCTGTATGTTGTCACGAATTTTTGCAGAAGTATCTAGGACAATATTACACTCATACAAAGGAATATTCCGAGTAGGTGCGGTAGTGTCCGAATAGCTACCTACCTCGTTTTCTTCGTCAGTCCAAATCCACTCTTTATATGTGCTTTCACCAATCTTATACAAGAAAGCATCATCACCGATAGTAGGTAAGTTACCAACGGTTGCGTACTCTTTAACAGGTTTTACACCATGAACTCTGCCGCCAACTAGCCGACCAGAAGAAACTACAGTATCGCAAATGTTTGCTGCGTGTTTAAAACTAGCCAGATCAACTTCACCGGTAGTAATACCAAGCCCATAGTCTGCATCTAAAAGATAGTCCAATAAGCAGTAAGCAGGGTTATTACTATAAGTGTAAGATGTAGACAAAACATTAGACGCGCTAATCGTTCTAACTTTACGACCTTTTACAAAAGAGGTTACAGCAGGAATGCCTGAGTATTGAGGCTTATCCCGTTTAAGTCTGAAGACAGAAGTTAAGTTTGTACAGTTAGAGAAAGTTGCAGTTGTAGGAATTCCGTTAGCAGTGCCTAAAGCATTTGCAGAATCTGGAGCACCTACTAGAAAGTTGTGATTAAAATCTTTGTCTTGATAGTCTTTATTATTCACATTAACATAAAGAACTTCTTCAATCTCTTTTTGAGCCAAAACAGATTGAACTAACAAAAACTCATTCTTTGTTCCTGTAGCACCAGCAGTTAAGTTCTTTGTAAAGGTACCTGTGCTATGAACGTAGTCTCTCATTGTCTTGTGTTTAACTTCAATACCACCTAAGGCAGCACGACCGTAAACTACTGGAACACTCTCTGCCTGCCCACGGATTGGGAAAACGGAGCCTCTACGCTTGTCTGCTTCAGCCTCTTGAGCACGTTTCATCTTGTTGTAAGACATGCTCTGGTAGACCGTAGAGATAAGCGTGAAAATAATTGTTTCAATACCCATTACAGTTTCCCCCACCTAAGTTCAATTTCATTGTTGTCAAAGACTTCATCAAAGGATGTATCGGTCGAACTCACGTTATCCATACCTGCTTTTGAAGTCATAAATGAATTAACTGCATCCAAATCAGATAGCGGGGAAGTACCCTCTATTACAACCCTCTTTTCACCAAAGTCATTGTTTATTGTCGGACGATCTACAGTTCCACGATAAATATAAACCAAATCAGAGGTTGTAGTATTAGGTGTGCCATCTGCTTGAATGAATCCAGCACGAACCTCTACAGCTTTGCCGACAACATTAGAGCGAATTTCCGCTAAGAAGTTATTAGACAAATCCGAAATGACAATACGATACGCTTCTCGGTCTAGCACACTAGAAAAATCAGGGGAGTCTACTTCAAATAGACCTCCATCAGAAATATAAGTATTACTAGCTACTGTTAAGTCTGTGCTGTAGGATGTAAACCTGTACGTGTTATTAAAATACAAATCAACAAGGAAAAAGAATTCCAAGTTATCTGAATTCAAAATTGTTTGAACATTACTACTAAAACTTCTCATCAGATCGCCTCAATTAGTACAATAAGACCTTCGTTAGAAAGAATACCATCTGTGTATTGAATACCCCTAACACCATTCAGATCACGGTAGTAAGTCATAACACAGTCGTCTCCCGTTTCTAAATTAGTTCCTGCGGGAACGTCTTGTCGCAAAGAAGGGAAGATAGCTAAGTTAGCCACTGTACCGGCTGCAAGAGAAAACTCTTGAGTTGTGATATAAACCTTATCGTGGTTAGAAAATTTAATAAAGGCTCCTTTAGGTATAATACCTGAAGAAGTGCTCCTGTCAATAGGTATAGCAGAAGTCCCTTTGGTTGTTGTTGAATCAACATGGGGTGTTCCTGAAGCAGTAGTGTTTTCTGCTACATTTCGTAGTTGTGGCATAATCATTGTTGCCGTAGAAGTAATACCGCTAGTAAGGTTAGCGATAATAGCGTCTGTGCTATCTGTTGTACGGAGCGTATTAAACGATAGCTCCCATCGTTGTGCGTTTTGAGTTGCACGTTGTTTCTTCAACGACACTGTATCCGAGTCGTAAATAGGTTCATTGGATATAAAATTCACTGGTGCAAGAATTTGAGCACCTTCAAAGTAATAAACTGCCATAGTTAACTCCTAATTGGCCGAGCTAAAAGATCACATGTTTCTTTCACTTTTAGCCTGCGTTTTTGTTTGATTCCAGAGTTATCTTCTGCTGGAGAATACCAGTGAGTGAACTCTGCGACCATTGCTGTTCCTTGTTCAAAAGCAATATCACCAAGCGTAGGTCTCTCGCCTGTGATTACCTTATACCCACATGTTTGGGCCAATTTGGGGAGAGTCATTTTATTCTTATACAGTTTAACTAAAAACTGTTTTGAAGTCTTCCACTCAAAGTCTATAAACTTGTAAGCTTCAGAGTATTTAGCTCTTAGATGTGAGTCATAAACCATAAGAAAAGCTATGCAGTCGTTGAAACCTCTTTTATAGTCCCCTGCAAACTTTGCGCGTTCATTTATCTCTTCTTTAGCCTTTATAAAAGCGTATGTTCGCTCATCTTCTGTAAATTCCATAATACTGTCTCTCTGTGATAGGTAGGAGCAACGCTAAGCTTGTCAGATGGGGGTTACCATCCAATCACACCTAACGCTGCTCCTGTGATATACTCAGAGCCTCTCTTGTAGGAACATCTTTACGAGGTCCGCTACAATGTCGCTCCTTACAATATCATCAACTCCAAACTCTACAACCGGCATCTCAATACCGTTCTTACGAACCAAGTAGCAGAAGTCAGTAAGGTCTTTACCATTCTTGACATCTGACTGAGCAGGGTCTCCCATTAGGATGAGTTTTGTATTCTCACCAATACGGGTAGTAATTGCTTTTAGTTCATCTAATGAAAGGTTTTGCGCTTCATCAACTAGAACCAGCGCATCTTCGTAAGACCGGCCACGGATTGTTTCAATCGGTTGTATTTCAATTTGCTCCTTATTAAGCATATACTCAAACTTACCTTTCCCGAAAGCCTTGCTTAGTACTTCAAGCATAGGCATTAGCCAAGGTGTCATTTTCTCTTTAATGTCGCCGGGGAAATGACCAAGGGATTTCCCTGTTGGAACATTAGCTCTTGTCAAAACGATTTTCTTATATCCTCCTTTAAGAAATAGCTGTGCGGCAGTACCGGCAGAACAGTAAGTTTTACCAGTACCGGCACAACCAATCGTTATCGTAATAGGATAAGCTTTAATAGCACGTATCAAGTTATCTTGCTTTTCATTTTTAGGGATGATGTTAAAAGAATAAATTATATGAATGTGCTCATCACGCTTTTGATTACGATATTTTCTTTTTGACATAAAGATTCCTCTTTATTAGAGTTTAAAGGTTATTGTTTATAGTCTTAGAGGCTAAAGCCGAACATAAGTCACCGAACCAGCTATTGTTTCCGCCTTCATTCGGTATCTAAATCGTTTTCTTCAACAGCAGGCTTTTCTGGTTCAGTAATGACGCGCCCCGTTGCATCAGTCCACGCGGTGTCAATCATATGTTGGTCATGACGCTCGCCAATGACCATCCATGACACAGTGTCAGTGCAAGCTGCGTCCTGCGCTTCGATTGTCAGGAGGTTTCCCGACACGCTGCCGCGAACAGCAGTCCAGCCCTGCTCGTTGGTTGTGAAGCACTGCACACTGCCGTTCAAAGCAGTAAAAGTGCCTTCGGTCATGCGGCCTGCTGTATCCAGATTAACGGTCGCTGTGCCATCCACCAGCGCCACGCGGCCCCGGTAGATGTTGTCGGCCTGCGGCCCCTCAATAAAGCTGTGAACGAGGTGATGCGTGTCTGGTTTCAGCGGGTGGTCGATCTTGAACGAACCAGAGCCTTTGGATAGTGCGCCGGTAACATCCAAGTCGCCCGAACTATTAAGTGTTGCGATGGTGCTGTTTCCAGTCGTCTGGAAATATATGTCACCCTTGGACTGAAGGAACAGCCGGTCGAGGTTTTCGCTGTGGCGAATACTTGCAGCAGTAGTGTCTGTCTGCGAACCAAGGTAAAGCCGAACAACACCGGTGGCATCAGCGGCCAAAAGGCTCATGCCCACATTGTTGATGTCCTTAGAAACGACAAGCTCGTCGGCGTTACCATCCGCGTCTGCACCTCCGCCGATTTTTATCTTGTTACTGACCGCAGCGTTGCCCGTCACATCCAACGCCTCTGCTGGGCTAGACGTAGCAATGCCCAAGTTGCCGCTGCTGTCGATGCGCATACGCTCAACACCGCCAATAACCCACGCCTGATCCTCGGAACTGTTGGATTGATGTAACCACGTAGGATTGGCAGTGGTTGCGTCGTCAGGATAAATTCGATAGTTTCCGCCGCCACTAGATACTGCGTTGAAGTTGAAATCGCCTGTAGACGACACCGTGCTTTTTACAGTGCCAGTTACGTCCAGAGGGACTGAGGGACTTGTCGTGCCAATACCGACGTTGCCGCTGCTGTCAACTGTAACGCGGGTAACTGTCCCGCCCGATTGTAGTTGCAAGTCACCGCCAGACTGAACAAATAGTTCATCGCTGCTGGCTACGTACTGAACTTTTGCAGCAGACGTGTCTGTTTGTGTGCCAAAAATCAAGCGCGACTGGCCTGTGGTGTCTTCCGACAAAATGCTCATGCCCACATTAGTCTGAACTTTAGAGAGGACAAGTTCATCGCCGTTTACAGGACCGTCTGCACCAGCGCCGATTTTGACCTTGTCACTGATCGCAGCAGTGCCCGTTACGTCAATGCCTGTGGACGTGGTGGCAAGTTTTTGGTTGTTGTTGTAATATAGCGTTACGGCCCCATCGGTCTCAAACTGTGCAAGCGTTTCGCCACCTGCACTTTCAAAGTCAACACCTGTACCATTAGAAGTTACCTTTAATGCACCAGCACCCGATTCCTTAATGTAGCTATTCGAGCCATCATGATAGACGCTTAGGTCAGAGCCAGCGCCAAAGATAGCTTTACCGCTGTCGCCGAAGGTCAAGTCGCCAGCCATAGTGTCGCTAGTATCGCTCCGAAGAAATTGACTAGCTTCGAGACCATCAACGGTGTCAGCGTCAGTAGGAATATTAACCCAGTCATAGTCAGAGCCATTATAGCTAAGAACTTGACCAGAGGTTGCCGTAGAATAGTTAAGGTGGGCGTCTACCGTATCATTAAAGCTTGCGGTGGAGCTTTGGTTAGAACCATTACCAATAAAGATATTACCATCGTTAAGGTTAGGTGTAGCATTAGAACGTCCCGCACCTGTAACCATGATAGATCCATTAGAAGCATGTACCTTGATTACCTTACCAATGTTTTGAATAAGGTTACTTTCGCCGGAAGGTGCTGTAGCTGTGAGTCCACCAGAAGTATCTACATAAAGAGTATCACCTGCTGAAAAACTAGAGGTATTAAGGCCTTGAACAAAACCAGAAAGCACAATTTCACCCTCTGCCTGATCAGCGAGAGTGCTTACAAGAATACCCACCGCAGGCATAGTAGAGCTATTACCTGATGCAGCAGCTTGAACTTCCATAGCGTTTCCGGTTGAGCCGCTTTGGTAGACAGGAGTACCAATCGTAATAGAGCCTCCAGAAACATTCTTTGCTGTTTCTTTAAGAGCAAGTTGGTCGTCGTTAGGGGCAAGTTCAATTACTGTGCCGCCTGTTGTTTTAGAATAAATCTTTTTATCAGCCAAGTTGACTGCAATTTCACCGGGTTCCAAGTCTTCAGCCGAAGGGACACTGGATGCTACCGATGATTTCTT